GGCGGGTTGCGGTCGCTGTCTTCCGTGTAGGATCAATCGGCAGCGGCTGTGGTCAATCAGGCTCGTGCTGGAAGCGGGACAGCACTTGCACAATTCTTTCGTTACCCTCACTTATGATCCAGAACACTATCCTGCAGACGGCTGCGTCTCGGTGCGTGAGGCTCAACTGTTTCTTAAACGTCTTCGTGAACGGGTTGGTTCGTTCCGGTATTACTTTGTCGGAGAGTACGGAGAACGTACCTGGCGCGCGCATTATCACGCGCTCTTGTTCGGTGTGCGGGACGGATCTGGTGTATCAGAGGCTTGGGGCCAAGGTGGTGTTCATGTCTCCGGGGTGGGTCCTGAATCTGCGGCATATGTCGCGGGATACTGTCTCAAAGGACTCCACAATGAGAAAGGGATGCGATGGGCCGGCAGGTCATTGACTCCAGAATTCTGCCTGATGTCCCGCAAGCCGGGGCTTGGCGCTGCGGCTGCGGATCGCATCGGTTCGTTTTTGACAGGCTCGAGTGCGGTTGCTTTGCGGCAGATGAGTGTGCCGAGTGTGGTGCGCCAGTCTCAGAAGCTTTGGCCGCTTGGGCGGTATCTGAAAGCGAGAATCGCTGCATGTTGTGGCATTGATAAAGAGTCTGCTTCGAAGGTGCGGCAGTTGCGGGAAGCGGAGGGTTTGATCGCCATGGATCAACATCTGTTGAATGAATACATCTCGCATGCTTCGGGCGTGTCGGAGCAATCAGGGTTCCGGGCATCTGCCCGGGCTAAACGTATGTCTCTTGAACGGAGGAAAAAGCTGTGAAACGGTCCAAACATTCGTTGTCGCATTACAAGCTGTTGACCGGTCTGATGGGCAAGCTCATTCCGATTTCGTGTTTTGAGGTCTTGCCGGGTGATTCGGTACAGCAAGCTACGTCGCTCTTGATGCGTACGCTCCCGTTGATGGCGCCGGTCATGCATCCGGTGACGGTTCGGGTTCATCACTGGTTTGTTCCTCACCGTTTGGTGTGGGCAGGTTGGGAGGATTTCATTACCGGAGGGTCGGATGGTCAGGGTGGCTCGTCGGGGGCCTATCCCTACATCACGACTCCAAGTACGCCGGGTGTCGTGGAGAGCTCGCTTGCGGATTACCTCGGAGTTCCTCCGGGATTGATTTCGACGCAGGTGTCGGCGCTGCCGTTCCGGTCCTACGGAAAAATCTTCAATGAGTTCTACCGGGATGAGGACTTGGTGACGGCGTTGACGGTCAGCACCGGTTCGGGTTCGGACACCACCACTAACACCACGCTGCAGAGTATTGCGTGGGAGAAGGATTATTTCACTGCGGCGCGTCCATGGCCGCAGAAAGGGCCGGACGTCACGTTGCCGTTGGGTACGACGGCGCCGGTGATTGGTGATGGTAGTGCGATGTGGTATCACGGGTCGGCGGGTCATGCGGATCGTAAGACGATTATGACGAATGGCGCGAATGATGTTGGGTGGAATTCGACGCCTACGAATACTGAGGAAGTTCGTGCAGGGAAGTTGGCGGATAACACGGGCACTGGGTTGGTCACGGATTTGTCCACGGCGACTTCGGTGGATGTGAATACGGTGCGCGAAGCGTTTGCGCTGCAGCGATATCAGGAAGCTCGGGCTCGGTACGGTTCGCGGTACACGGAGTATTTGCGCTATCTTGGTGTTCGTTCGTCGGATGCGCGTCTGCAGAGGCCGGAATATCTTGGCGGTGGCAAGCAGACGATTGCGTTCTCGGAAGTGTTGCAGACGGGTGTCACCACGGCAGGGGATGAGGATGGCGTGGGCAATATGAAGGGTCACGGGCTGGCGGCGATGCGGTCCAATCGTTACCGGAGGTTCTTCGAGGAGCACGGGCTTGTGATGACGCTTCTTTCTGTGCGTCCGCGCACGATGTATCCGGACGGGCTCGAGCGCATGTGGAATCGGCGTACGAAAGAGGATTATTGGCAGAAGGAGCTGGAAACGATTGGTCAGCAGGAAATCGAGAATCGTGAGGCTTATGCGCTCGACAGCGGTCCTACGGACGTTTTCGGGTACGCGGATCGGTATGCCGAGTATCGGCATATCTTTTCGAAGGTCTCGGGTGCCTTTCGTACTACGCTCAATCACTGGCATTTGGCGCGGTTGTTCGGGTCGGACGTCACGCTCAATTCTACGTTCACGAATTGCTCGCCATCGGCGAGGGTGTTTCAGGTTACGAGCGGGGATAATCTGCTGGTCATGGCGTCTCATTCAATTCAGGCGCGGCGGATGGTCGCTAAGTCTGCTCAATCGAGGATCATGTGATGGATAAGAAAATTTCGCACGAGTATTTGGATCAGACTCCTGTCGAGTGGCCGTTGGGCGTGTCTCTGCCTGAGTCAATCGAGCAGAAAATCGCTCGGATGGTTCGCACGGGTGTTTCGCAATATGCGCAAGAGCATGGCGCGGAGAGCTTTGAGGAAGCGGACGATTTCGATGTTGACGATCCGGAGCGGATGCCGGAGTCGGTGCACGAGCTGGATGACGATCAGGAGCGGATCATGGCGGATCAGGCCGCGGTGCGTCGTATCCCTCCGGAGTTCCGGGCCGCGTTCGAACGGGAGACGGAACGGCGCCGCGCTGCTGCGGCGCAACAAATTGTCGCTCAGAACGAGAAAAGTTCTCAACTGCAGGCTCCGGGGGAACCGGGTAAAGTAGCCCCTTCTTGAGGGCTACTAGGTCAGGTGACAGGTGTCACTCTTTGCCAAGCGTCGGCGTCGGGCTCAACGAGAAGCGATAGCTACACGCACGGGCGAGTCGTTCTCAGACTCTAACGGGACGTTGCCCCGGGCGCAGCAACGCGTCTTTGAGGCAGTTGAGGCCGACGCCTTGGCATGGGGGGATGGGGGCGGAGCCCCCATAGAGGGCGCCCGTCTTTGGGCGCCCGGTGCTCGTGCGATCGCCCCGCCCAGGGCGGTGCTACGGCAGAGCAGGCTTAAGTACGGATCCCTCACGTCCCTTTCATACAGAGCGCCTTTCAAAACGTTGGAATGTGCACGGCGCGGGATTCGTCGTGAGGTTTTATTCGCTCGACGCATTGCGGGGCGTCGGCGTTCACCCGGTCGCGGCGGTTCGTATCGGCGTCGGCCGGAGTCTCTTTTCGCATGCTAATCGGAGGTCTTCATGGCTTGGGAGTCCGTGCTTGGAGCGGTAGCGGGTCCTCTCATCAGTTCGATTTTTCAATCGGAATCGGCTGAAGATGTTGCGTCTTCTCAGGCGGCGTCGGCGCGGGAACAGGGCGAGCGTAATGCGGCACTTCAGAGGGAATTCGCTCAGCATGGTATTCGGTGGCGCGTCGAGGACGCTAAGGCTGCCGGATTGCATCCTCTGTACGCTCTTTCGGGCGGCGGTGCGGCGTTTGCACCGAACCCGATAGTTCTTCCGGATTCGACGGGTCAGCGGCAGGCGTCTGCCTCGTTTGGTTCAGCTCTTGAAAAAGGTTTAGCGGCGTTTTTCTCGTCCATGCAAAAAAAGGATGAGGTGATTGCTGCGGCGGCAATGTCGAACGCTGCTCTTGCGAAATCGGCTGCGCTGAGCTCTGTTCCTTTCCCGGGGTATACGCCCGGGTCGGAAATGGAGTGGGGCCAGTATCCGGCGCCTGTCGCGATGAACTTGCAGAACGCGGTTGATGTTGCGAATTTCAGCCCGGCTGCGGTGCTTGCTCGTCGTGGTGGTGACGTGAGTCTGACTCCCGGAGCTGGACCCGGAGGTTCAGTTCACATGATTGCGCCGGGTCTTCCCATGATTCTTCCTTCGTCGCAGAGCGGTGGTACGTCTGAGGCGCTTGAGGCGCTTTCGGAGTCGTGGGAGTTGGCATATGCGTTTCTGCGTCGTAACGTTGATCAGTACGGCGATGGGTGGTGGGATGAGGCGGTTCGGTATTTTCCTCTCACTGGTAACTTGATGCGGGCGGTGCGGTTGATCGAACGCGGTGGTGAGTGGCTTGCAGGCAGGCCGGGTGACGATGAGTTGCGTTGGAAAGATCGTCATGCTGTGCCTTACGAGTCGAAGTGGGTAGGCCGTGGGCCTGCTCCTTGGAACCGGGGGCCCACCGTATCGGGCCGGATTCGTCGCTAATGGAGGTCATATGCGATTTCGTCGTGGTCGTCGTGGGGCTCGCGTTTTTCGTGGTCGTCGTCGTCGGATGGGTCGGCGTGGGCGCCGCATGGGTGGATTGCGGCGCGGGATTCGCGTCGGGTTCCGCATGTGAAGTGCAAGCATCCGTTTCGGCGAGGGTTGCTAGAAGCGGGTTGCGGACGTTGTCTTCCGTGCCGTATCAATCGGCAGCGTCTGTGGTGCATCAGGCTGGTGCTGGAGGCGGGACAGCATCCGCACAATTCATTCGTGACTTTGACCTATGACGCAGAGCATTACCCTGCAAGCGGCTGCGTCTCGGTGCGTGAGGCACAACTGTTTCTTAAACGTCTTCGTCAACGGGTTGGTTCGTTCCGGTATTACCTTGTCGGAGAGTACGGAGAACGTACCTGGCGCGCGCATTACCATGCGCTGTTGTTCGGTCTGCGGGACGGATCTGGTGTTTCGGAAGCATGGGGCCAAGGTCGTGTTCATGTCTCCGGTGTGGGTCCTGAATCTGCGGCATACGTCGCGGGATACTGTCTGAAGGGACTTCACAATGAGAAAGGAATGCGGTGGGCAGGGTTGTCTTTGACGCCGGAGTTTTGCCTGATGTCCCGGAAGCCGGGCATTGGGAGTGCGGCTGCGGATCGCATCGGTTCCTTTTTGTCGAGCTCGGCTGCGGTTGCTTCGCAGCAGATGAATGTGCCGAGTGTGGTTCGCCAGTCTCAGAAGCTCTGGCCTCTTGGTCGCTATCTGAAAGCAAGAGTCGCTGCAGGTTGTGGCATTGACAAGGATTCAGCCGCGGAGGTTCGGCAGTTGCGGGAAGCTGAGGTGTTGAAAGGCATGGGTCAGATCGAGTTGAACGAATGGATCGAACACGCTTCTGGTGTTTCGGAGCAATCAGGGTTCCGGGCGTCGACCCGGGCAAAACGTATGTCACTTGAACGGAGGACAAAGCTGTGAAACGTTCCAAACATTCGCTGTCGCATTACAAGCTGTTGACCGCGCAGATGGGGAAGCTCGTGCCGATCTCGTGCTTCGAGGTGCTGCCAGGCGATTCGGTGCAGCAGGCGTCGTCGTTGCTGATGCGGACGCTGCCGTTGATGGCGCCGGTCATGCATCCGGTGACGGTTCGGGTCCACCATTGGTTCGTGCCTCACCGCCTGGTGTGGGCAGGTTGGGAGGATTTCATCACGGGAGGGTCGGATGGTCAGGGCGGTTCGTCTGGTGCATATCCGTATATCACCACGCCTTCTACTCCCGGTGTTACGGAGAGCTCACTGGCTGATTACCTCGGCGTTCCGCCGGGGTTGATTTCCACGCAGGTCTCGGCGTTGCCGTTCCGGGCTTACGGGAAGATCTTCAACGAGTTCTACCGGGATGAGGATCTGGTTACGGCTCTTACGGTGAGCACGGGTTCCGGATCGGATACGACTACCAACACCACGTTGCAGAGCATTGCGTGGGAAAAGGATGGGTTTACCAGTGCTCGTCCGTGGCCACAGAAAGGGCCTGACGTGACGTTGCCGCTTGGGACGTCGGCGCCTGTGAAAGGGATCGGGGTTAAGACGGGGACGTTCAATGAGTCCAACCAGGTGGTGGCGGAATCGGACGGGAGTACGCCTACGTACGCCGGCGCGAAGCTCATTGCGGATGATCAGGACAATCACCGCGTCTTCATCGAAAAGGATCTGACGGGCTCTTATCCGCGCATTCGGGCGGATCTTTCGTCGGCTACTGCAGTTGATGTGAATACGGTTCGTGAGGCGTTTGCGTTGCAGCGGTACCAGGAAGCTCGGGCGCGTTACGGTTCGCGGTATACGGAGTACTTGCGGTACCTGGGTGTTCGTTCGTCCGATGCCAGGTTGCAGCGGCCTGAATATCTCGGCGGTGGCAAACAGACGATCGCGTTTTCTGAGGTGTTGCAGACCGGCGTTACTACTGCCGGGGATACTGACGGTGTCGGTAATCTCGCCGGCCATGGTTTGGCGGCGATGAGGTCGAATCGGTATCGCCGGTTTTTCGAGGAGCACGGGCACGTCATCACTTTGTTGTCGGTCCGTCCGCGGACGATGTACCCGGATTCTCTGGAGCGGATGTGGAATCGGCGCACGAAGGAGGATTATTGGCAGAAGGAGCTGGAGCAGATTGGCCAGCAGGAAGTCGAAAATCGGGAGGTTTACGCTTTGGATTCCGGGCCTACTGACGTCTTCGGCTATCAGGACCGGTATTATGAGTACAAGCATATTCAGTCGAAGGTCTCCGGTGCTTTCCGGACCACGTTGAACCACTGGCATTTGGCGCGGTTGTTTGGTTCGGACGTGACGCTTAACTCGTCGTTTACCAACTGTGCGCCATCCTCCAGGATCTTTCAGGTGACCAGTGGGGACAACTTGTTGGTGATGGCTTCTCACTCAATACAGGCTCGGCGGATGGTCGCTAAGTCTGCCCAATCAAGGATCATGTGATGAAAAATGCTGACAGAGATCCAGCGAAGGAATATCTGGATCAAACTCCCGTGGAATGGCCGGTTGGCGTGTCGGTGCCGGAGTCAATCGAGCAGAAAATCGCTCGCATGGTTCGGACCGGCGTGTCGCAATTCGCTCAGGAGCATGGCGCCGAGTCGTTTGAGGAGGCGGACGATTTTGACGTCGGGGATCCGGATGGGCTCCCCGAGTCGGTTCACGAGCTCGACGATGATCAGGAGCGGATCATGGCTGACCAGGCTGCGGTGCGTCGTATTCCGCCCGAGTTCCGGGCGGCTTATGAGCGCGAGACCGCTCGGCGCCGCGCTGCTGCGGCGCAGCAAATCCAGCGGCAGGATGCGAATCCTTCTCAGGTGCAAGGTCCCGCGGGTGCGGGTACAGTAGCCCCATCTTGAGGGCTACTAGGTTAGGTGACATAAAATGTCGACCTTCTCCAGGCGTCGGCGGCGGCTTCAGCGAGATGCGATAGCAGAACGCACGGGCGAGTTCTTCAGCTCTAACGGAACGTTGCCCCGGGCGCAGCAACGCGTCTTCGAGGCAGCTGAAGCCGACGCCCTGGTTTGGGGGGATGGGGGCGGAGCCCCCATACAGGGAGCCCGCCTTTGGGCTCCCGGTGCTCGTGCAATCGCCCCGCGTAGGGCGGTTCTACGGCAGAGCAGGCTGCGCTGGGGCCAACTGACGGCTCCCTCTTACAGGCAGCCTTTAAAAGTCCTTGACTGTGCACGGCGTGGGATCAGGCGCGAGGTGCTTTTCGCGCGTCGGGTTGCTGGTCGTCGTGCTTCTCCAGGCCGCGGCGGGACGTACCGGCGCCGGCCGGAATCTCTCTACTCATGCTAAACGGGGGTCTTCATGGCTTGGGAGTCGGTAATCGCGTCGGTCGCGGGTCCGTTGCTCAGCGGCTTTCTGGCTGACGATCGGGCGGAAGATGATCGTGCGTTTGCAGTGGCGCAGCAGGAGCGCAACACGGCGTTACAGCGGGAGTTCGCTCAGCACGGTATTCGGTGGCGCGTTGAGGACGCTAAGGCAGCGGGATTGCATCCTTTGTACGCGCTTGCAGGCGGCGGTGCGGCGTATGCGCCGAATCCGGTGGTGATCGGTGGTGATGCGTCCTATCGGTCTAGTGCCAATTTCGGTGATGCTCTGTCGAAGGGGCTGGCGGCGTTTTTCGCGTCCAGTGCTAAGAAAGATGAAGCACTTGCCGCTGCTGCTCTTTCGAATGCTGCTCTTGCGAAGTCCGTTGCGGTGAGCTCGGTTCCTTTTCCGAACTACACGCCAGGCTCTGAAATGGAGTGGGGTCATTACCCTGCGCCGGGGCCGGTGAACCTGCAGAATGCGGTTGATGTGGCGTCGTTCTCGCCGGCGCCGGTTCTTTCGCGTCGTGGTGAGGATGCGTCGCTTACTCCTCACGTCGGGCCCGGGGGGTCGGTGCACATGATTGCCCCGGGTCTTCCTATGATCCTTCCGTCTTCTCAGAGCGGTGGCACGTCTGAAGCTCTCGAGGCGCTGTCGGAGTCGTGGGAGCTGGCGTACGCTTTCATTCAGCGGAACGTGGATGAGTACGGGATTGAGTGGTTGGACAAGGCTCAGCGTTACTTTCCGATGACCGCTACGATTGCGAAGGTGATCAATAACATTCGCAACGTGTGAACGACCTTCACCACCGCTAGGTAATGTTTCTAATATTTCTTGTGTTTTACTTAAAATTGAACCATCTCTAAATGTTTGTGATTTAGAAAATGATTGGACAAAGGTAGAACTTTCCGATTTGTCATATTCAAGATTATGTATACCTAACTTGTTTTGAGATTTACTACTAATCCAAGTTAGTTTACCACCAATTTGCCCACCTTCTGTAATATTTTTTTCATTACGGAATAAATTAGTTGACGCTTCGTCAAACATAATTGATAAATAATACGGGCTTCTAACAGGTCGATCATTGAAATCAGACATAGCAAATTTAACATCTTCGCCTCTGTCATCACCAATATAAGCCCCACCTGTAGGTGCTTCCATACCTAAGACGTTTTTAACTCCCTGTGCAGCTCTATCAATAAAGTTAAAAATTTTACTACTATTTTGTGATCTAGCAGTCGTTGTATAGTTTGGCGCGTATTTTGAAAATGATAAATTATGATATAACGCACTTTTTTGTCCGTCACTCAAATATTCAATCATTAAATCAGATGGTTTTCTAGACCCTTTTGGTCTTCTATCAATACCAAATAATGAACCAATTGCACCTGTAACATCCTGCCAAAGTTTACCTGCTTGAGTTTTAGCTTCTGGTCTTGGATTAACTGGGTTTGCTGGATTGCTTAAATAATCA